CAGCCACCACAATTGACGTTGTATCAGCGGTTAGCTTGCCTTCTCAAGGCTATATTAAGCTTGATAACGAAGTCGTTCTTTATCAAAACGTGAGTGGAAACCAGTTGTTAAATTGCTTTCGTGGGCAGAACAACACGACGGCTGCAACTCACATTACAGCAACATCTGCCTATCAAATATTCCTGCCTAACGTAAACATCTTTCCCACTGCAAACGCTCCGGGTAACCAGTATACGTTTGTTTACTGGCGTTTACGCAGAGTCCAAGATGGTGGTGGCGGTGTAAACACTCAGGACATTCCTTTTCGGTTTATTCCATGTCTTGTTGCTGGGCTTGCTTATTATTTAAGCTTAAAACTGCCAAACATGGATATGAATCGCGTTGGCGGGTTAAAAATAGATTATGAACAACAGTTTCAGTTAGCGGCAGACGAAGACCGCGAAAAAGCATCAATAAGATTTGTTCCACGCAATATGTTTTATTGAGGTGAGTCATGCCCTCTAAATATGCCAGTGGTAAATATAGCATTGCGGAATGTGACCGCTGTGGTCAACGGTACAAGTTAAAAGAGTTAAAGAAATTAGTTGTAAAAACTCAAATATATAACGTTAAAGTTTGTCCTAGCTGCTGGGACCCTGATCAGCCGCAGTTGCAGTTAGGTATGTATCCAGTTAATGACCCGCAAGCTGTGTATGAACCAAGACCAGATGTTAGTTATCAAGTATCAGGCAATAGTGGTTTACAGGTTGGGTTAACAGGCTCTACTAACATCAATGATTATGGTGTTCCTGAAGGCGGCAGCAGGATATTTCAGTGGGGCTGGAACCCAGTCGGGGGCGCAATGGATAATGGTCTAACACCAAATGATTTAGTGGTTGATTGTCAGATTGGTACGGTTACAATAACGGTTACTTAGGAGCTTAAAATGGCTTATAAACGTGTTGCTGATGGCATAGCAAAGAAAGGCAAGACCGAAGGCAAAAACCTTGGCGACAATGGCGCTAAAGTCTTGGGCATGAAGGGCGGCAAAAAGGTTGCTGGTGTTTCGTCTGAGTCAATGAAATCAATGGGTCGCAACTTAGCCCGTGTTGCTAATCAGGGGTAATCATGGCTAAATTTAGCGCAAAAATGATGGGCAAAGAAGTGGGTGATGCCAAAGTTTATGCCAAACCACATTCAATGGATGGTAAGAAGTTTGGTACAGAAACTTACCTTGCTCAAAAAGAAAACATGCAAGACCCAAACTGCTTGTCTGCTGAACAAAGCACTCCTCGTTCGGGTGCAAAGCGTGTAAGCGCAGGCAACCCAGCCCGTGATGATGTCAAAACAACTGGAATTGAGACTCGCGGCAACGGTGCAGCAACCAAGGGTCGTATGGCTCGTGGACCTATGTGTTAACTATGAATTACGCTCAACTTGTTACTGCGATTGAGGAATACACTGAAACAAGCGAAGCAACTTTTGTTTCGCAGATACCCAATTTTGTGCAGCTTGCTGAAGAGCGTATTTATAACACCGTTGATTTACCGTCTTTGCGTAAGAACGTGACTGGAACATTAACAATTGCTAACCCGTACTTATCTGCACCGGGCGACTTTCTGTCTGTGTATTCTCTAGCTGTTATTAATAACGATGGAGAGTATGAGTATTTGTTAAACAAAGACGTTAACTTTATTCGTCAAGCCTATACGCAGCCTACAGATACAGGCATCCCAAAGTATTACGCTATTTTTGGACCAAACAGCGCTTCTGTTACAGAGCTTAGTTTTATATTAGGACCAACGCCGGATGGCGAATATTTAGTTGAGCTTCATTACTTTTATTACCCAGAGTCAATTGTGACTGCAAGTACCTCATGGATCGGTGATAACTTTGAGTCAGCATTGCTTTATGGTGCATTGCGGGAAGCTGTAATCTTTCAAAAAGGCGAGCAGGATATGGTCGCTTACTACGAGAAGATGTACATGGAATCACTAGGTTTGCTCAAGAACTTGGGTGATGGCAAGCTACGCCGTGATGCTTATCGTTCTGGTCAAATAAGGTTGCCGGTGAAATAATGCCATTTACTGGAAATTTTCTTTGCACTAGCTTTAAAGTGGGACTGCTTGGCGCAAGCTTTGATTTTGCTACGCCAACAACGGATGTGTATAAGATTGCTCTGTATGACAACGCAGCAGCTTTTGACGCATCTACTACAGCATATACAACTAATAATGAAGTAGTTGCCTCTGGATATACGGCTGGCGGGGAAATTTTAACTCCTACGGTTAGTTATGACGGTACAACGTCATTTTTGTCGTTTGCTAATGTGTCATGGACATCTGCTTTAACTGCCCGTGGTGCATTGATTTATAAGGTTGGCGGGTCAAGTATCTGCGTATTAGATTTTGGGTCTAACAAAACATCTACATCAACATTTACTGTTGAATTTCCCGCTGCTAGTAGTACAACCGCTATTATTAGGCTTGCATAAGGATTAAAAATGTTAAACGATAAAGCACTTTCTACAGACCAAGTTTCAGCGGGGTTAACAATGGGTACACGCTCGACTGATACAGCCGCAGCAACTGGGGTTTACAAGATTCAATGCCACGACGCACAGGGAAACCTGAAGTGGGAAGCAAAGTCCACGAACCTCGTGGTTAACGTCGGTTTGCAAGACATGAACGCCAAGTACTTCACAGGCAGTGCTTATACAGCCGCTTGGTATATCGGGCTTTACGGTGCTGGTGCATCAAACACGCCTGCTGCAAGCGACACCATGTCTTCTCATGCAGGGTGGACTGAAAACACGGGTTACAGCAATGCGACTCGCCCTGTCTGCACGTTTGGAACACCGACTACGGCTAACCCCTCGGTGGCTACAAACTCAGCCTCTCCTGCCTCGTTTAACATTAACGCTACTTCTACCGTAGGCGGTGCGTTCTTGACAAGCAACAACACTGTTGGCGGAACGACAGGAACCTTGTATTCAGCAGCAGACTTTGGCTCGCCCGGAGACCGTGCGGTAGTTAATAGTGATATTTTGACTGTGACTTACACACTTTCATTGGCGGGCTAATCATGTTTAAGAAAGGCGAAATTGTTAAAGTTAAAACCACTGTACCTTCAGGACCTATTCTGGCGCTACGGTTTAATCCAGATGGTGATGTTGAGTATTTGGTTGAGTGGACAGACGCTGATGGTAACGCGCAGCAACGGTGGTTTCTTGAAAGCCAACTAGAGACTTGATATGCCTGATGGCGGCTGGAGTTCTGGTACTTGGGGGCAAGCTGGATGGGGCATGTCAGTATATGACCGCCCTGTTAGTGAGACCGCAACGGCAACAGACGCAGACGCAAGCGGTGTAACTTTTGTAAGCGCAGTTAGTGAAACAGCAACTGCGACAGATAGTGTAAGTTCTGCGGTGTCTTTTGTTTCGGCAATTAGTGAAAGCTCTACAGCAACAGATTTAAACGCAAGCAGTGTAACTTTTGGCACACAAGTAGACGAGTCTATATCGGCTACAGATGATAATGCAGCGGTGGTTAATTTTAGTGTATCGGTTAGTGAGTCAACGATTGCTTTGGATGTTACAACCGCAAGCGCAAGTTTTATTAGTTTAATAAATGAAACTGTTGTTGCTACGGATCAGTTTTTAGCAACGTATCTATGGAATGTTATCAACGATACACAAAATGCCAACTGGAATGATGTGAATAATAGTCAGTCTGATACTTGGTCAGACATAAGCAATACACAATCTGTAGTCTGGACAGACGTTGTAACTTAAGGATTTAACATGGCAACTGCATATACCCCGATTCTTCAGTTAGCACTCCCTGTAACGGGTGAACTACAAGGCACATGGGGAACTGTAGTCAACGACAACATTACGTCGATGATTGAGCAAGCCATTGCGGGTCTTGCCACGGTTAGCACATGGACTAGTGCAAGTCATACCCTCACCACAGCCAACGGAACCACAGACGAAGCCCGCTGTGCAGTCCTTGAATGTTCAGGCGCACCGGGCGCAGCAGCTACGGTTGTCTGCCCTGCGTTGTCTAAAGTCTACGTTATTAAGAACTCGGTAACAGGTGGGTACGCAGTTACGCTCAAGACTTCTGCTGGGACTGGTATCTCGGTTCCTAACGGTTCAACGGCATTACTGTACTGTGATGGTACAAACGTGGTGAGCGGTGCGACTTACATGGCTACGCTGTCTACCACTCAAGTGGATATTCTG